GAAAAGGAGCGGCACTTGAAAACGATCACCGTGGAATCGGACTGGACCTACCGGACGCCGCTGCAGACCATCGACTTCGCGCCGGGCAAGCACAAGGTTTCGGCGGAGATTGCCGAAGCCCATGAAAAGGACATGACCGATGGCAGTCGGACTGCAGAAACCGGTACGCCGGGCGATCCTGACGCGGCTTAAGGCTGATACCGGCGTTACCGCGCTGGTCCCTACCGCGCGCATTAATCCGCCGGGCGTCCCTGTCTGGCCGTTCATCGTGCTGCGCTCGCCTGTCACGCTTCCCTTGCGCGCGTCATGTCTGCGCGGCGGGCTGGTGACGTGGGACGTTCATGCATTCGCCGGGCCGCGTCTGTCGGCTGGTGCTGTTGTCGAGACTGCAGAGGATCACGCTGGCAGCATCGGCGCGGCCATCGAGGCAGCGCTGGCAGACAACCGCATTGCGCTCGAAGGCGGGGCCACGGCGCACATCCGCCTGTCCGACATCCGCCTGCTGCAGGACGGCGACCCCGATCACTACCACTGGTTCTGCCAGATCAATGCCCGCGTCTTGGCGGAATGAGGGGCGCGTGGTAGTCTCGGAAGCGTGGACTATCTCTCCAAGGACCAGCTCGGATCGCTTCTGGCGGTGCTGATCGCGCAACTCTCCCGCAATGGCGCGCTGTCCCCGGCTGATTTCGACACCATGAAACGCCGCCTGATCGAGGGCGGAGACGAGCCGGTGGCCGATGCGATCGACGGCGTGCTGCTGTCCGACATGCTGGACGATCCCGACCGGCGGCGCGCTTCGATCCATTCGATTGACGGCGGTAACGACGCAGGCTGACGCAGCCTAGACCCTTGCCATATTTGCAAGGAGATTTTGCGCATGGCCGTTCCCGTTGAGGCTGATTTCGCCCTGATCAAGATGGGCGACGGTGCCACCCCGACCGAAGTGTTCGCCAACCTGTGCGGCATCCGTGACGCCACCATCAATCGCACCGTCAGCACGACCGACCGCTTTGTCCGCGACTGCGCCAAGCCGAACAAGCCAGCCTCGCGCAAGGTCCGTGTGACCGGCAAGCAGATCGACGTTACCGGTTCGGGGCTGGTAAACAAGGCTGATATCGCCTCGTTCGATACCGCGCTGGGCAAGGTCAAGAACTACAAGATCGAGCTCTATCAGGACGACGGCACCGACACCGGCACGCTCATGGGCACCTTTGCCGCGCCGTTTGTGATGACGGCCGCCAATCTGACCACAACCGAAGGCGGTGACGCGGCGGCGGAAGTGACGCTGGCGAACCATGGCGATTGGACCTGGACTGCAGCTGCCTAAGGCTTGAACCGTGTCCGATGAAACCCGCGTCACTCTGGCCTTTGCCGATGGTGAAAAGCCTTTCTGGCTGCCTATGTCGCGGGTCGTCGCATTCGAGCGCGAGGCGGAATGCTCAATCTTCGCGCTGTTTCATGAAATCGGGCAGAACCTTGCAGCGGCGCGCGAGGGTACGCCGGTCCTGATCGGTGCCAGCGCGGCGCGGATGAAGCAGGTGCATTCGCTTATCCGCAATGCCCTGATTGGTGCGGGCGAGGATGAGCAGGAAGCGCGCGAACTGGTCCAGACCTACTGCTACCCCGTTCGCCCGGCGATTCACGACATGGCGCTGGCATGGCAGGTCTTGAGCGCCGCGATCTACGGCATCGACACCAGCGGCTCAAAAAAAAAGGCCGAGGCGGAGAGCCCAAGCCCTTCGTGAAGGGCGTGGTGCTGGTCAACTGCGGTGAACTCGGGTTGGATTGGGAGCGGTGTTCCCTTTCGATGTATGTCGAGGCTTGCATGGCGCGCGATCCCGATGCGCAGAAGCCGGAAGCCGCTGATGATCCGCAGCTTCGGCGGTTCATGAAGGCCCACGGCGCGCTCGAAAGTTGACGGCGGTAACGGGCCGCAGACCCCGCGCATAGGTTTGCCGGTGCCCATCGGAGCCTGCCATGTCGATTGATCCCGTCATTCTTCGGCTCGAAGCCGATCTCAAGAAATATCAGGCGGACTTGAACCGGGCGCAGGGTCTGACTGATCAAAATCTATCAGTCATCGAAGCGCGAACGCGCAAGATGGAAGCCGAGTTCAGGCGGGCCAGCGGTGCCATTGGGGACCAATTCAAGGGACTGGCGGCATCACTTGGGAGCTATTTTACCGGGCGGGAACTGCTCGGCCTGACTGACAGCTTCACCCGATTGCAGAACAATCTTCGCGTTGCTGGCATCGCTGGCGAGGATATGAAGGCTGTTCAGGATCGGCTCTTCGAATCGGCGCAAAAGTACGGCGTCGAGATTGAAGGCCTGTCTGGTCTATTCTCCTCTCTGACCCAGGCGAGCAAGGAGCTTGGCGCATCACAGGAGCAGGTGTTTGGCATCGCTGATGCTGTCTCAGCATCGCTCAAGATCACCGGAAGCTCGGCGGCGGAAGCTGGCGGCGCGCTGATGCAGCTTCAGCAGGTGTTCCGTGGATCCAAGGTGCAGGCCGAGGAATATAACAGCTTGATCGACGGCTTGTACCCACTCCTTGAGGCGGCGGCTGCAGGTTCTGATCGTTGGGGTGGTTCGGTCGGCAAGCTGACTGCGGACGTAAAGGCATCAAAGGTCACCAGCGCCGAGTTCTTTCAGGCGATTCTGGCCGGGTCCGATATGCTAGAGGGCAAGGCCGCAAATGCAAATCTCACACTGTCTGCGGGCGTCACCACGCTTACCAATGCGCTCACGGTCTATATCGGCGAGGCGGACAAAGCGAACGGTGTCAGTGGAGCGCTGGGTGAGGCTCTTGGAAGGGTCGCAAGCAATCTTGACTCATTGATCCCGGCGTTGGCCACAGTCGCGGCGATCATTGGGACGAGGTATGTGACGGGTATGGTCGCAGCCGGTGCTGCCACAGTGGCAAAGACTGTGGCCGAGGTTCGCGGCATTCAGGTGGCTGCGGCCTATGCGGCAGCGCAGGCGCAGACTGCAGGCATTCTTGGGATTGAAGCCGCTGCGGCTTCTCGCGCCGCCGTTTCGGTCACTGGGCTTGCGGTTGCCCAAGGTGTTGCGGCGCGAGCGGGTGGATTGCTTTTGGCGGCGATCGGTGGGCCAATCGGCGCTGCAGTGCTTGCCCTTGGCGCTGTGCTTTACATTGCCACCACGAGGACGAGCGAGTTCGACGGGGCCACCGAAGCCTATACCAAGACCCAGAATGAGGCGAATGCGGCCACTAAGAAGGCCAGTGACCTAGCCGAGAAGCTGGCGACGGCGCACGGTAAGGCGCGCGAGGAAGCCTTGGCGCTGGCGCGGGCAGAGCAGGAAAATATCCGAAAGAAGCTGGAAAGCGCTCGGGCTTCGGTTATTCTTGCCAAGGCGGAACTAGCGCGGGCCAAGGCTTTTCAGGCTGGGCAAAATCGCGGCGCTACCTATGCATCGGGCGGTTCGGCAGGCCTCGCCGGGTCTATGTTTATTCGCGGCACAGGGGACGTAAGGGCCGCGCAGGCCAATGCCAATGTAAAGGTGTCTGAGGACGCCGTTGCAAATCTGGAAAAATCGCTGGCGACGATAGGGGATGCCATCAATGCTGGCGCATCCTCGCCTGTTGCTGCGGTGGGCCCAAGCAAGAAAGGAAAGGGTAAAACCGGCGCGTCTGCTGCGGACATTGCATCGCGCTTCAACGATCAGCTCGCAAGCCTCATGGCGCAGACCAATTCTACGTATGGGTCAATTGCCTTGTCGGCGCAGGAGCGCGCCGAATATGAATTGCGCAACGTCGAGCTGGCCCGCATCCGCGCCGTTGATGATGTGAAGGCGCAGAAAGACTATTCGACCAAACAAAAGGAAGTTTTGACAAGCCAGATTGAGTTTCTGGCAGCGGCTGAGCGTTCACGGATTGAATTTGATGAGCGGGCGCGGATCGAACAGGAAAGCCGTGACCTTGCCCAAGAGCGCTACAACAGCGACCGGGACGCATTGCAGGTCCAATACGACCTTTCGGATAGCCAATCCGAACGCAAGCGCATCGCGCTGTCTATGCTGGATCTCGAAATCCGCCATCAAAAGTCGCTTTTGGAAGCGGTTATTGCATCTGAGACAGCAACACAGGCTGAAAAAAAACGAGCAAAGATCGCGCTTGACGGAATAAACTCGACCAGTGCCGCGCGCACTATGGCCGCAGATCGAGCCAATGCTACACCTCTTGAAGCCTACGCCCGGAGCTTGTCGGCTGATCGTGTAGACGACCAGATCGAGGGCCTCGTAATCGACGAACTGCAATCAGTGCGTGACAGCATCCGAAGCGCGGTCGAAAAGGCCACCGGCATCAAAGACCCGCTGATTTCGGGCCTGATCAACATGCTCATCGAGCAGGTACTGATCCGCCCGATTGCCGAGGCGTTGTCCAAGAGCGGCGGGGGTGGCGGCGGATTCTTCAGTTCCGTCATCGGTTCGCTGTTCGGGCGCGCGTCCGGCGGCTCGGTCATGGGCGGGCAGATGTACCGCGTCAACGAAGGCGCATCACCGGGCCGGGTCGAGGGGTTCATCCCGCGCGGGTCTGGCACCATCGTCCCGCTCGGTCAGATGGGCGCGCTGACCCGCAGCGGCGGCGGCAACCGCGTGTTCAACGTCAACGTCGATGCGCGCAATTCGGTCACGCCGACCGGCTTTGCACAGCAGCTTTCGGCGGCGATCCTGCAGCAGGCGGCGCAGATGGACGCGCAGACCTCGGCGCGGACGCTGCGCGCGGTGCCGGGCCGGTTCGACCAGTTCCAGCGGGATGGGAATTGATGGCCGGCTACCGCGAATCCTACGTCTTCCGCATCGAAACCGACGACCCGGCAACCTTCTGGTCCGGGCACGGGCCGCTGCTGCTGCCTGCCGATAGCGTCCTTCCGGTCGATACGATCATTCCGGGCGCGGGTGAGCTGGTCAACATCCCCGACCTCGAGATGCTGATCAACGGCAAGGCGCAGCGCATCGACGTCACGCTTTCGGGCGTCTCGCCGGAGACCATCGCGCTGGCAACGGTCGAAGCGCCGCAGGTGCCTGGTGCGCCGGTCTGGATTGGCCGGGTGGAGTTCGATGCCGCGTGGCAGGTGACGAACGTCGAGTGGGAGTGGTCGGGCGAAGGCAAGAAGCTTTCCGTTGACAGCAGCGATGCAGGCGCCGGGCGGGTGCGATCGATCACGCTTTCGGTGGGGGCTGGCGATACCCAGCGCCGCCGCGCGCCGAATGCGTTCTTCACCGATCCGGACCAGCGCCGCGATTTCCCGACCGACACGATCTTCAGCCATGTCTCGGGCATGT